AAGATGGATGCGTACATGCGGGCACAGGAGCCGCAAATGGCGTTGTTCAATCACCGTCTTACGCAGGTAGAAACGAAGATGGATAAGACTGCCGACCGAAGTTGGCTGCTCTACCTCACGCTTATCGCATCGGTTGTATCACTGATCGGTACATTTGCACCGATCATCGCAAAGTAGGGATGTGACAATGTCAACCGAGGTACTCTTGGTGCTGATGACTTTGGTCACATACCGCACCGCAAAGCTTCTCACGGAAGATGATTTCCCGCCGCTGCTTTGGCTTCGTAAGAAGCTGACCGATCCATACACACCACAAGCTGATGATCGCACTCGACGAGAGACGAAGGTACCTTACTGGCTTGCCTACCTCTGGACCTGCATGTGGTGCATGCCAGTCTGGACTTCGGCCGTTGTAACGAGCTTGACCGCATTGACCATCGGTGTTCCGGCGCCACTACTCGTCTGGCTCGCGATCGCGGCAGGTGCAAGTTTGATCTCGCACCTTGAGGAATTCTTGACTCGATAGGGGATGTAAAGCGATGGTATGGTGGGATCGCCGTAAGAAGAGCAAGCATGCGGCAGTTGACACCCGTCTCGTTGTGCCATCGCGTGATGAACGTGTTTTGACCGCCGCTGCTCAGACGGTCAACACAATCGCACGGGGTCGCACGCGCATAACGCCAAAGTATGATGGTTGGCAGCGTGAGCTGTGGGATTACTACGACACGCTCGGTGAATTCAACATCTCCGTGACGTGGCGTTCATACATGATCTCGCGCGTGCGGCTTCGTGCTGCAAGGTTGAAGCCCGGTTCAGATGAGCCTGAGATTGTCGATGTAGGTCCAGCGGCTGACTTTGTGAATGAACTTTGTCGTGGCACCGCCGGACAGACCGAAATGCTCGGTTCGCTCTCTGTGTACCTTGATGTGCCCGCTGAGGGCTGGCTTGTTGGTGAGACAACGGGTAACCGGCAGAAGTGGCGTGTCATCTCGAGTGACGAAATTCGACGTCGTGGACGCGAGTATGAAGTCATCTCTGATGAATCAACGGAATCCGATGTCATTTGGCGTACGCTTCCCGTTGCCACTTCATACGTGACACGCATTTGGCGTCCACACAAGCGTCTTCATTATCTACCGTACTCGTCCGCGTACTCCGCGCGTAGCGCGATGCGTGAACTTGAGTTGGTCAACCGACACATTCAGGCACAGTACCTATCACGTCTTGCGTCAGCCGGTCTCATCATTTTCCCCGATGAGATTACTTTTCCTGTGCGTCCTGAATTTATGAATGAGCCTGACCCGTTCATTCGTGAATGGATTGAGACTGCTGCTGAAGCCATCAAGAATCCTGGCTCAGCATCATCGCTGATCCCGCTTCCAATTCGCGTGCCTGCTGAGTACGTGGAGAAGGTAAAGCACATTGACTTCACGCTTAAGATGGATGATAACATCATCGCAAAGCGTGACTCGGCTCGGAATCGTTTGGCTTCACAAATTAACGTCCCAGCCGACCTGCTCTTCCAGGCAGGTGACGTCAATCACTGGGGATTGTGGCAGCTTGAAGAAGGTGCCATTCGTACCTACATCACGCCCGATGTTGAGATCATTACTCATGGTCTCACCACCGGATACTTGCATCCGCGTATGCGTGCTGCTGGCATCGAAGATTACGATGACTGGGTTGTTTGGTATGACGCATCTGAATTGATGGTGCGGCCAGACAAGTCGGACAATGCCAAGGATGTGTACGACCGCTTCGAGTTGTCGGGTACTGCTCTTCGTCGTGAAACTGGCTTTGACGAGGATGATGCGCCTGACGACACTGAGCTCGCTAACATGATCCTTAAGAAGCTGGCAACAAACCCGACTCTTGCCATTCAGGCATTGCAGGAACTCACTGGCATCAAGCTTGAAGAGCCAGCGAATCAGGCAGCTGTTTCTACCGAAGGTCCAGTGGTGACTGGCTCTGAGTCTGATGGCGATAGTGGTGCATCAAACGATGGGCCACCGAACACTGGAAACGATGAACCACCTGCGCCTGCCGCATTGGCTGCTGAGCTTGAGCGTATTGCAATTGAAAGCGTGTTGCCTAAGCCCGCTGGTTCATTGATTCCAAGTCCTGTGCCATTCGAATCACTCTCGTCTGAAAACCGTGCGTTTGCAATCATGCAGGCTGGCATGCGTCACGTGATGGAATTCACGATTGACAGCTGGCGGCTTAAGCATCCACTTATTTGCATGGAGAAGCAATTCTCCTGCCCGTTCACGCATGCCAGTTATGAAGGTGTGCGATTCCGCCCTGGGACAAAGGGTGATTACGAGTGCTTCCTCACTGACCGCGGCGAGTTGTCCATCGGGCAGCGACTCATCAATCACGACGATACACGACTTGTCGCGAATCCGAGGAAGGTAATCAATGGTACACGTCTCGGGTCCTAGTCTTGATCAGCTTGATGATCGTGGTGATCGATTCGCTGCTGATATTAGGCGCACGATTGCTAGGATCGTCAATATCACTATGCCTAAGGTGGGAGACATCAATGATCTCGCGATCATTCGAACCCACTGGACCTCTGCTGTCAACGACGCGCTGATTGAACACCTCCGTAACGCGTGGGTTGACTCGGCTGACGACACCTACGGGAAGTTGACTCAAGCAGTTGCTCGAGTGACTCAGGCCCAACCACAGCAGTCTCAGCCAGTTGCGCTCACTGCTGCGTTTCTTGTGCCGAAGGTTGTTAGTCGTCTTGCTGAGTTGTTTCTTGAGAATGCGATTAACCGACTTGTCTCTATCGGTGATCTCGTGTGGAACGTCGCACGCCAGCAGATGCTGATTGGTATGCAAGCCGGTGAAAGCATTACTATGATTCGTCACCGTCTCATGAAGACAACTGAACTTGCTTCACCACGTGCTGAGGTCATTGCACGCACCGAGGTGATTGGTGCGAGCAATGCCGGTTCATACGCTGAAATGAAGGCTACCGGACTTAATGCGACGAAGGAATGGATTGCGACGACCGACAGTCGCACGCGTCCTTCGCACGAACACATCGATGGTGAAGAAGTTGGCATCGACGATAAGTTCATCGTTGGTGGGTATGCTATGTCGTATCCTCACGACCCCACTGGACCGCCGCAAGAAACCATCTCTTGTCGCTGCACGCTAGGTTGGGACATTCCCGATGAGGAGTTCTTGATGATTGACGGTGAACCACTAGCGGCGGCAGCGACTGCGTTTCACTTGCGTGGTAGGCACGATCAGAAGGATCATGGTCGTAAGGGTCTTCGTGGTCTTAATGCTGGCAAGTCTCTTAAGATTACACATGGTCTTGTGCATAAGAAGCAGGCTGACGGCTCGATTATCGCTGTCACAAAGGACGGCAAGAAGCACATCCTGTGGGAAGGCAACAAGTATCACCTTCGTGAGAAAGATGACAATGGTCTGTGGCAGACCAAGAAGACGGTCATCAAGTCAAAGGCATACAAGGAAATCAGTGATTTTGCTTCTGACTGGCACGAGCCAGATCAGGAAAAGCCTGGTGACAAGAAGACAGATGATGGTGACAAGAAGGTCACCACTGATAAGAAGACTACACCTATTCCAGCAGCCGCACCGACACCAGTCGCTACTGACACAGCATCTGGCGCACCGCTTAAGATCACGCACGGGCTTATTCACAAGAAGCACGCTGATGGCACGACGATTGCTGTCAATAAGAATGGTGATAAGAAGGTCACCTGGAATGGCAAGTCATACGATCTCGATAAGAAGCAGGCCGATGGGTCATGGAAGACCGAGAAGACGGCCATTAAGTCGAAAGCCTACAAGGAAGTTAACGACTTTGACTCGGCGTGGCATGAGCCGGTAGCCAAGGGTGATGACACCGAACTTCCTTCTACACGGAAGACACCTGCACCAGCAGTGAAGTCCGTTAAGTCTGCAGCAACGACTTTGCCGAACGATGTCAAATATATCAAGCCAGGCAAGCAAATCAATCTTGATCAGCAGTATCTTGATACACATGAGTTTCCTGACGATTCGGTCATTGCCATTTCTACGTTCGGCACCAAAAAGATTACTGCACATGGTGATAAGATTTCTTTTCACCACATGGACGCGAAAAATAAGTGGGTAAAGAATAACGAAACATCAATGAGTGATGCACAGGCTGCGATCGATAAAGCGGATGCTTATTGGCATGAGCCTGTCGCTGTGTCTGTTGGTACGCCGAAGAGTGATAAGAAGTCACCAGTTCCAGCGGTTACGCCTAAGACGACGCCCATTCCGATGGAAAAGGAGTTGATTGAGGCAGATAAGCCTCTTAAGATCATAGATGCATTGTCTGGTGATGTGCCAGAGTATTCGACAATTGCTGTGACA